CTCGTTATCCCTAATAACAGTATTACCCCAGAATCTTGCTTTCTTATAGTCTCCGTATGGTGTATTGTTATAGTACATAGGGAAATCAGTTGACAAGTAATTGCCTACATCTTCTATTATCCAATCTGGGAAGTATCCATCAATTACCTTGACGTCTTTTGTACTGTGTGATGAGGTCATGAATTTACTTTAAAATTTGCTGATACTGTGATTCTAGTAGTATCTGATCTATGTGGTTCTACTTGATGATGTATCCATGAGGGAAATATTATTATATCTCCTTCCTGTACATCAGGAAACCATGTGTTTACGACACCATCATAATGTTTAGTGAAGTCTCCTAAATGTTTAGTTTGATCTGGGTCATAGAACAAAAATCTAGCGTCATTGAGGGCATATTGGGCAAAATATGAACATGAGAAAGTACAGTTATCAGCACCTATGTGGGTGTGTACTTCTTGACTATCTCCTCGCTCATATTTGTTTAACCATGCTTCGGTCATCTTAAACTGGTGCAATGGATTACCATTTAATTGTTGGTGCATATCTATCAAGTTAGGTTTAATGCACTCATAAAAATAATCCCATGAGAAATTGTTATCAGTTTCAAATGATGATTGAACACTACAATTCCACTCCTTTGGTTGAGATAGTTTATCATCAGTTAATTCAGATAATAGTTTATCTTTTAACTGTTGATGATTCTTTACCTCTCCATGATAATAGAATTGTGGAAATAGTGTACAAACTTTGCCCATTATCTAACGATACTAAGTGGTGGTTCTCCTTTGTTAAAGATACTATCACAAACTAATTCTAGTCTCTTAATAGTTCTCTTTGATGTCTTGTGTACTGGTACTGTAATGTAACCAGTAGGTTTATGATATAGTGACCACTTGCAAGGTGTTAGTTCTCCACTCTGCAACCTGTTACTATCTCTCTTATCTAGTCGTATAACTCTACCAATAGTCTGTGCCATTTCAACTACGTTAAGGTTTCTTAACAAGATACAATGTGTGAGACCATGTACATTGATACCTTCACTAAGAATAGAATAGTGAAAGATAACAAACTTCTTATCTGGGTCTCTACCCCATGCTGTAAGAGTATCAAAGAAATGCTCTCTTGATACCTTCTTACCATTGATGATAGCACCGAACTTAGATGTGATGTGTAAGGTGTCGTATCCACGCTCTGACAAGCGATACAATAGAGTGGTCTTAGAGATCATACCTTGTAATACACCGCTACTAGGAACTGCTACAAGTACCTTAGATGCGTGTGTATCATCTAGTGTATCAATAATATCGTCAACTGACTCTGCATCTACTTCATGACAATTTTCTCTGGTTCTAGTTGCATCAACTTCAAATGGTACGATAGTTGGTGGTAGTATGTGACCTTGACTTACGAGTTCTGGTGCGGGTACATTGATAAGTCTCTTACCATACACCTTCTCGTTAGTCATGCTACGCTCATGTTGATGTGCTATGCGAGGTGTTGCTGTGAAGAAATATGATTGTCTTGATCTGTGACTCATTGCCTGAGTACCATCAAAGAATCGTCTAGTAACTGAGTTATGTGCTTCATCATAGTATGCTACGTCAACTTCAATATCAAGACTATTTGTAATCTTGTGTAGTGAATGATATGTAGTGAATATGATAAGATTCTTAGGTGTATTGTGATACCACTCTTCTAGTTGCTTAGTCTTAGTAGTTGACTTGAAGTGAGTCTCTCCTGAGTGGCAATGTATAACCTCGATAGACTGATTGTACCAACCGTCTAGGTTCTGTTCTAGAAACTCTGAACATAATTGATTTGCTAGTAGTATGCGAGGTGCAACCACTACAATAGTTTTGGGTACTGAGTCCTGACAAAATGTATAACGAGCATGTTCAATCATAATCATAGTCTTACCACCACCTGTGGGTACTATAACTGAACCTTTATTGTTTTTACGCATTGTATCAAATGCTCGCTGTTGATGTGGTCGTAATGTAATTGTCAACTCAATAATAATATAATATTCCTTAGTATAGTGCATAGGTTGAACAGTAGTCAACCCCTTGTGACAGTTTATCTTTTGTCTATCTCTGGCATCATATCATTGCCTGCGTGGTCATTTATCTTACCTCTATATGCTCTCACTCTCTTAAAATGTATAGGGTCTAGTTCTAGTTCTTCCCAATCACACCTTCTAACTATTAGACTGACTGTCCTAAATCCATATCTAGTATTCTCATCAGGTATCTCTCTTAATATTAGTGTGATGTAGTCATCACTTACAAATCCAATAGTACCTTCAAATCCTTGCCATCTTGCTTTACTACCAACTGATAGTGCTTTTAGTATGTCTCTAATTTCCAATGGTATGCTCTCTGAAATGAATAAAGGTGTACTCATAGGTTTATGAATGACGAGGGATTGCCAAACTTTCCTCGTAACATCATATTAAATGCTAACGAGTATCTTATCTCACTTGATACATTCTCTGTTACAAAATGAAATAGGTCACTAGGGAACATAACAACCATGCCCTTCTCTGGTCTGATAGTCCACTTCATACTGTTGTATATGTTGTAGTGTGTCCTATCTGGACTTATCATTTCAAATTTATGGTTGGTGAATATTAAATCACCACCGTTGGGTTCGCACTCCAAATATACTATTCCAGAATATAAACAGTTTCTATGATTATGTTCATGTGATTTATCTTGAAACTTATGTCTATTAACCCATGAACAAGGTATGTCTATATCATTTTTAGTATCACACCCCATGACATCATAGACATACTCCTTAACAAATGGACTTAACCACTCTGTTAATTCTGGTAGTGTGTCCAGTATATTCATGTTGGTAGTTTGTTCTCCACCTTTATGTCTATTAGAATAATTATGATATTCTAAATCCTTAATTTGAGGAATAACATCAGGCATATTCTTACCTACCTCTACAAATACAGGTGTAGAGAATAATGGTATTACTTTATCAGTTAAGTGAGTAGTTTGCATTAATTAAAATACGACATTTATGATGTTGAGGACTGTGACCTGTGTGTAAATGTTTACCATTAAAGGTAATCATTCTATTCGCTTTGGGTGTCACTTTATGTATTGAATTATCTTCTCCCATTATTATAGTATCTCCATCACTATCATTCACATAATATATACAAACTCGGTGTGCTTGTTTAGCATCAGTATGAAAGTCATGTCTATATCCTTTTGGATTATATAATGTCATGTCACATCTTGCTCTATAACACTCTTTTGCACCTACTTTCTCTTGCATTTTTAATATTAACTCAGAAAATTCTGGGTCATGTTCATTACTCAACCAATGGTTGAACCCTAGTGCTGAGACATCAAGACTGCCTGCTGTTAGAGTATTCTGATAGAACCAAGGGAACTCCCACCCTGTGAGGATAGACAATAACTCTTGATGATAGTCCTCGTCAAGGAAATCATCATAGGTATTCATCTCTAAGGTGCAATGCTGTTGCAATTTCATCTAATAAGATTAGTTTAGCGGGTGGAATTTCTCCCAACTTTTGATAATACTCTTTCTGTAAGGCAAAAAGAGCGTGACGTACCAGTTTCTTTTGCTCTGGTGTCAAGATAGCGGACTTAGGAAACATAGGTGCATACTGGGTTATGCGTATATGTTTATTTAACCACATTTTCAAACAGTTTACCACAATACTGTCTTAAATTCAAGACAATTTGGGCAAAATGGGCATTATGTAACCCTAGGTTTGAAGTTAATATTGAGTGCTATCCTGTACCCCTTGCTTGGACTACTGCTTGCGTGCTTGTCTAGTCCATCAAATACTATCATCTTACCTCTCTCTGGTGCTACATGATCTACCTCTTTGAAATCAAAAAAGAATGTGTCTCCATCACTCTTGTTCACATAATATAATGCTGTGGTATGTGGTTCTTCAAAGTCAACATGAGGGCAATGGTGTGGTAGGTTATCAGGTAGCAGACACCCTAACCTGACTCTGTATATGTCAGTAAATGGTTGCTTTGCGTGGTGTGCTATCAGTCTCAATGCTGACTCAAATAGATCATACTGGTGACTAACAACTTGATAGTCCATCACCAATACATGAGAGAAACTATTGTTATCAAACACTCCTGCGTATGGTGTTGCTTGTTCATCAGCAAACGTTGTTTCTTTTAACAAGTACCAAGGAAATGTCTGCGAGGTTACTATCTCCTCGATCTGATCCATCATAGGATCAGGTAATGGGTAGCAATTATTCAATAACATACTGTTTCCTGTCGCTCTCTACATCAAGTGGGTACATACAAGGTATAGACATACTCAATCGTTTACCACTAGGAAATGGTTTGTGATATGTCCTAGCGGGTATGTACATGACGTCTCCCGCTTTGAGTGTAACATCTAATGCTACATTCAACTCTTGCCCTGCCTTATCAGGTAGGTATGGTTCATCAGTCATTTCTACGAGTGCTGAACAACGCTCTTCAAATACATTCCAATGTGTCTCTCCATCTATCTGACATATAAAATTAGGTGGTATGTCCCAATGCGAACCAAATGATGTGCTATCTGGTTTTGCTGCTCCAAATATATGTGCATCACAGTTGCAATCGAATACTGATTCTATATTCTCTAATAGATTATCTACTGCTGCATTATAATGTCCATACTGTTCAATAATAAATGTATATCCTTCATTAATTGCTGCGAATAATTCTTCCTTGCGTGGCACTCCCTTCTCATACCAGACTTCAAACTTCTCTGGTAACATCAATCTTCTTCCGTTCTTATTTAATATCTGAGTTCTATAATACCAAGGATTATTAAAGCAATGTGTGACTGTATCCCAATTCACATATTGTGTAGGGTCAGGTAATGCGTTTCTCCATACTCTTGGTTTATCTCCACATACAAATAGATTAGGATTTAGAAATGGAAGTATAAGTTTATTCAAAATCTCCCTCCGTTGGGTCGATAGGGCAACCCGCTACATTAAAACTAATAGCAATTCTATCTCCTCTTGCTGGTTGAGTTCTATGCTTTAACCATGAGGGAAATATTATATAATTATATGATTCTGCATCTATTTCTTGCCAATCATATTGTATTCCTTGATGATAATAGTCGTCTCTTGCCCACTGATCGTAATTTTCATCGAGTGGTAACATTCTCCATATCTGTTCTAATGGATTCTTAAATTCTATATTGCCTGCACCTTTTTGTTTCTGTAAATAATATACTATTGATACATCTGATTTACTTCTACCACCTGATTTATGACAATGCTCCCCAGTAGTATCTCCTTCGTTGTGCTTATTACTCCACATACTATCCAAATATATGTGCCAGTCTCTACGATAGTTTAGATCATTCCTCCAATAGTCTGCTGCTTCTACCATGATAGGGTGTGTCAACCAGTCAAATTCTTTATGATCGAACAACTCTTTACCACCACGTTGTGAACCAGTAGACAGTCCAGATTCTAAACCATAGTCTCCTTTACTGGATAGGGCAAAATAGGCATTTAAGATGCTCTGAGACGCTTCTAGGTCGCTCTCAGAGGGTGTTATCGTACCGAATCGTATGAGTGTTGGGAATACATTAAGTAGCATTGTTTCTAACAATATTCAACAGATCTTGTTTTGATCTTTTAGGAACTAAATTGAATGAAATACTGATACGATCTTCGTCAGTTTCATTCTCTCTAACTCCATGACTTAACCAAGCAGGAAACAAGATTAACCTACCTTCTACTGGTGGATAAGACCAAGTACTACTGGTATGAGGTACTTCTGCTGTACTCATATCTTCTGCTACACCGAGACTATGTAATACATAACCATCAGTGCCATCACGGTGAAAACATATCTGCCCTGGTTCACCTGTGGTTGGTACTTTAACATAATATACACCAGATATTACACACCCTGGGTGTGTATGTACCTCGTTATATCCTCCATTTCCATTTATATTAATCCACGCATTTGCAAATGATAATTCAGTAGACATTGGACCAAATGTTTTATAACATTCTAGTGCATTTGATTTAATATCTTTTAATAATAAACCAAACTCATCTACATGAGTTCCATTATCTAAATCTTCGATTACTTGCTCTCCCATAAAATCAGGGGATTGATAATTCAATAAACCCCGATTACTTCGTGCTTTACCCTCCATAGTATTTGCTATTTCATAACAAATATCCTGCATTTTTTGCACGTCAATCTTCAAATCAACCCACCAAATTGGTGTGGGAAAGATATAATCAAGATTCATCATTTACTTAGGAATGTTTACTTCACCATCAGTCGCTGTCTGATCTGCTTCCCAGTTAGCATACTTGGAATAATCTCCACCTTTTTTAGAATACTTAGAGTTAGTTCTAACTTTAATCTTCTTACGTTTCTCTTGGATTTCAATCTCTAACCAAGGTTCTGCTTCCACTCCCATCACTAGGGTTCTGTATAGATTTAATGTTTCTAAACCACCTTCTAGTTTAACAATATCATCACGCATTTCATTCATTCTAGTGAAATCAACTCTTGTCTCTGCTGACTCAAAGTTCATAGCAGATAGTGATGCTTGAAGTTCAGTATATTCTTTATACTTTTCTCTATGCTGATAGCGTAAATTTAACCAGAGATCTTCAAATGATTTAACTGCATCTTGTGCAGTATCTACCTCTGTAATTTGCTCAGGCAATTCGGGCAATTCTGAGGATTCTCCGTCAGGTAATACTACATCTAATGGTACTGTCATAATTAACTGTAAATAGTTTGCTTTTGAAATTCGTATGACGAGGGTAGATCATCACACCAATGATACATTGCTTTGTTCCAACCGTCAAATAACAACTCTGCTTTGTCAAGTTCAATCTTGTCCGCTGCCTCTGATAGTTGATTTTGTAGTCGGGTAAGTTTCAATGTATGTTTATTTAGGGGATTAAAACCCATGCCTGCTCCTATGTATCTAAGTCCATCATTATAGTTTTGATCGCCAGACCATTCATAGGTAACATGCTTTTCAGAACTATATTTAACAAATAGATTATCTAGTGATGCAGTCGTAAAATCATATTCTACATCATTTGCTACGGTTTGCCAATAGGGTGTTTCCCGAGCAGAAAAGGCATAATGAGCAGCAATGAAATTCTTGAATCCTTCTATTTCAAGATCATTCACTAAGTTTAGCATATCTGCTTCGACTTTGGGTACAAATCCCTCTCTACCTTTCAAAGTGTTACAGATTCTAATGATCTGTTCATGTGTTGTCAATAGTCCTGTTGCTTCTAATGGTTCAACAAAACAGTTTGCTAACCCAACTGCTACTACATTCTTCTCCCATGCTTTTTCATGCTTACCATTTCTAAATGGTACTGTCCTAAACTTTGCTTGGTCTGCCCTTGTCTTACCACTTCTTCTAACTAGGTATTGATATAGTTCTTCTTCTGGATTCTTTGCAAAGTCTTTTGAGTGTACATAACCACACCCTGATCTTTGCCATAATGGTACGTCCCAGACCCAACCATTATCTATTGCAGTACATGTAGTTGTATTAGTAACTTCTATTTCTGGTTGTTCATGTGGCATATGACATGTAACTGCTGTATCATTTAACAAACAACCACCTTCATTTACATGAAATGATTTAAAAGGTACGTTCATAATACCTTCTAATAATACTGAGTTGAAACCTGTGCAGTCTATATACAAATCATATTTTAGTTCTTTGCTTCCTGCATATAATATGTCAATGTTACCATGCTCATCTTTTACACACCCTGTGATGTGTCCGTACATATGATTTACTTCTTGACATCTATTATCTCGTAACCACTGACCAAACTTAACTGCGTCCATATGATATGCAGTATCATGATCGAAAGGAAACTTATCACATCTTGTTAGTTTATTAGCGTATGCTAGATGACCTATGATATTCATAGATCGAGCAAATGTGTCTCTTGTAAACTTCTCTGGTTTCTCTATATTCAGAGCAAACCATGACATCCACCCATGTGGTAGATCATTTACAATAGTAGATTTACCAAAGGGATAATCCCATGTCTCTCCCTTCTTATAGAAATCAGTAAATCTTATGTTGGATTTATATGTGCTTCCTGTCTCCTTCATCCATTCTTCATCTTTCAAGTCTAATAACGCAAAAAAGTCGTTGATCTGCCCTAGGGTAGATTCTCCTACACCTATGATGGGTTGATCTTTCGACTCTATAAGACTAACTTGAATATGTGGGCAAAGTTTCACTAAGGCGGTAGCAGTCATCCATCCTGCGGTACCACCTCCCACAATGAGTACATTACGAATTTGCATTATGTAGGTTTAAGCGTCAGGATCTGGGTTTGCGTTCTTTGGATCGTATTTTCCTATCTTAAATTCTATCTGAACTTCTTCTGGCATTTCATCTGGACCCATCCATGCAGGCATTGTTTCATCATGTGGGAATGGTTCATCTGGTAACACTTTCTGTGTCTCCATGTGAGTTTCGCCACTCATTTCATCTAATACTTCTACTTCTTCATATTGAACAGGTGGGCATTCTTCCTTAACCTTCTTGATATGATTGAAAAACTCACCAGTTTGATCTAATGTACCATTCTTGATGTCATTATAGATCATAGAAAGTTGCATCCCTGGGTCGCCATAACTTACTTGGCGAATTAATTCTGGATCATGAAATTCAAAATCTGGAATCCATTCTCCTAGTTCTAACTTCCATAAGTTAGATGCTTCGTCAGGTATATCCATCCATTTCATAGATGACCCTGGACCTGTGTAGACCTCGAATTCGCTTCCTGCTTCAACGATGTCTGTAATAAATCCGTCTGCACGGACTAATGCTCTTTTTCCCATTGTTAATCGAATTCGTAAACTACAACAATACCTTGGCGTCCGTCTCCACCCCTTTCAGAGTTTCTACCAGAACTACCACCCGCACCATATGCAGCATGTGCTCTATGACGCTGTGCCCACTGCTGCTGTCTGTGAGCAGTAGGAGCAGAACCACCCCAGAAAGATGTTCCACCATGACCTAACCCTGGTGGGTTTCTGTGTCCTTGACCAGAACCACCATAGATTCTAACAGAACCTTGGTTTGGGTTTCCACCAGTAGCACCTTCATGCTGCTGACGTCTGTTAGCACCCTGTCCACCACCAGATGAGACGTAGTTACCAAAGGATGAAGTTCCTCCGTTACCACCACGACCTGAGTAACCAGTTCCACCACCCGCACCACCAACGGTAACAGAGATAGAGTTGATATTCTCAACGTTGACTATGGATTCTGTATGTGCACCAGCACCCGCTGATTCTCCATAACCTGATCCACCGCCACCGCCACCAGTACACATAACCCAAATACGTTTGATACCACTTGGTTTATTCCATGTACTATTACCATTATACACTGAAATGGATTTTGGTCCACCACCTGATTCGATAGTACCCCATGACATTGTACTACCGTTTGTAGTCAAGAATTTACCTGACTGTCCTGATACTGACGGAATAACCTGTGCAGATGACCCTGCTATTGTTCCGTTAATATTAATGTTGCTTACAGTAAGAGTACCATTCACTGTGATGGAACCAGAACTTAGGTTTAATCCACCAGAACCTGAGAGGTCTCTAATTGATGTTACTTTGAGGGTACTCATTGGGTACTAAATCTCCTTCGTTGTTATTTATATCAAATAAATTCGTAGACAACTACGATTCCTTGACGTCCATCACCACCACGTTCGTTGTTTCTACCTGATGAACCGCCTGCTCCATATGCAGCATGTGCTCTATGACGCTGTGCCCATTGTTGTTGTCTATGGGATGTTGGTGCAGCACCACCCCAGAATGAACAACCACCATGTCCTAACCCTGGTGGGTTTCTATGACCCTGTGATGAACCACCATAGATTCTTACTGAACCTTGGTTGGGGTTACCACCTGTGGCACCATCATGTTGTTGTCTCCTGTTGGCACCTTGACCACCACCTGATGAACAATAGTTACCAAATGATGATGTACCACCATTTCCAGCACGACCAGAGTAACCAGTACCACTACCAGCACCACCAACTGTTACTGAAATACTATTGATGTTAGTTACATCAACAAATGATTCTGTATGGGCACCAGCAGCACCAGATTCACCATATCCAGAACCACCTCCACCACCACCTGTGCATTTAACCCAGATCCTTTTTACTCCGCTGGGTTTGTTCCATGTAGAGTTACCATTATATACTGAAATTCCATTTGGAATACCTTTGTTTGTTGAGTTTCCAACCCACTGGATCTGTGATCCATTAGTACTTAAAAATGATCCTGATTGTCCTGACTGCGATGGAACAATATAACCTGATGAACCTGATACATTTCCATTTATAACAATATTAGTGACATTGAGGGTACCATTAGCAGTTATCGTTCCGTTTGAGAACGACATACCGCCTTGATTACTAAGGTCTTTAACTTGTGCAACGGTTAACCGAGTCATTTGATACCTTTTCTTTTATTTATCTAATTGGGAGCAATAGGACGTGTCGCCCCATCTTCCAAATACTTTTGATGTGCTTCCCACTCTTCGTCAGTAGGATAATACCCTGGGTTGTAGATCATCTTATTTATGGCAGAACGCTCAAAAGTCCCTGGGGTGTCATGATTACAAGGTTGTATATTGAATACAACTTTCTGTTCTACTACTGGACTGTCTCCTTCACAGAACCAGAATGTTGCATCATATAGATTAGTGCCTTCTTCTATGTGGTCACCATCATCAAAACCACTGATCCATATTTCCTCGAAACATGATTGGTCTGATGCTATTGGACCGTCATGTGTAATTGAGTAGATACTTGCCTTATCTCTCTGTCTTATGATGTCTATACCATATTTAAGGTTATCATATTCAGTAAAATAAGATCCATTACTACCGTTCTTGATAGCACCAACATGACACTGTATATTTGGTGCATGAAATATAGAGCGAGAGATCATAATACTCTGCTTATCAATATCTATGATGAAATTGAAATGTGTGTGACGTTGTACGTCTGTGATGGTGTCGACACCACCATTGTCAATGTTAGTAAATTCCATTAAGTTTGCCTCTCGTAACCAATAACAATTCGACCTGTACCACCGTTTCTGTTTCCTGCACCATTTCTGAATGAGTGACCAGATTCCCCTGCGGTACCGTAGTTTCCAGCAGCAGTTCTTGATGATAACGCTGATCCAATAACGAAGTTAGATCCACCGCCACCGCCTGCTGCACCATGACAGTCACATCCTGGGTCTCCACCGACGTTACCGCCTGCGTAACCTCCTCCGCCACCGCCACCACCAGAGCGATCTCCACCTGGGCGTCCATTAGAACCTACTCCACCACCACCGTTTGCACAACACGAACCTCCTCCTGCACTGCACGAACCACCTTGACCGTTTTGATTTCCACCACCACCTTGTCCTGCACCACCGCAACCTTCGCGACCACCTCCGCCACCGCCACCGCCAGCGACTAACCATATGTTTCCAAATGCTTCGGTACCATTGTATAAGACGGTGCCAGCACCGCCACCCCCGCCACCAGCGGAACATCCTCGACATCCTGCATACCTTCCTTGTCCTCCATTACACCATGAACTTCCATTACTTCCTGCTCCTCCTGCTCCCCAACAACCATAGCAACCACTACCATTTCCACCGCCACCACCGACTGCGACTCTAAAACTTTGTCCTGCTGTTACTTGAAAACTTCCAAATGCGAATCCACCAGACCCACCGCCTGCTCCACCTTGTCCACCATTTCCTCCTGCACCACCCCATGCCCATACATAGATGATACCTTCTCCTGTACCTGATATATCGTTTATACTGAATGTGCTTGTACCACTAGACTGCCATGAGTGTAGAGTGAGTGGTATATTGTCTGCGTCACTATGAGAACCAGTTGAAAGAGATCCACCAGATGCAGCAATGTATGGTGTAGAGTCTCCTCCTCCACCACCCATTTGCATAAGTTTATTGGTTCCAATAGGCATAATAATTAACTAGCGAAATTCGTTACCATGACAAAACAAGTCCACTGAGAACCTTCCAAGTAGAACATACACTGATATGAGTTCGCATATTCTGCTGGGGTCAAGTCATCTACGTTAAAATGTGTGTCTGCTGTACTACCATTTACCTGTACAGATGTAATAGCACCATTACCATTTCGTTGGTATATAAGCACTGATCCGTTAAACATGATACCAGACTCATTCGGTACATTATTAAAGTTCATAGTAATGTTACCGTTATACCCTGTTGGGTTTTTGGTTTCAAATACGTTTGCTATGCTATGATCCACAGTTACAGTAGATGACTTAGCAAATGATAGTATTCTTTCTTTTGTTTGTCCGAACTCAAAGGTAGACCCTGGCACCATTCTTAGATGCTGGTTAATACCTAAGTTATTGTAATATCTATATGCACTAAGATCTTCGTCAGGACCAATAATAGTCCATGTTGCACCATTCTCAATAGTAACAGTATAACCATTTGCAACTTGAATAGGAGCAGCAGTAAAACCGTTAGTAAACTCTACACCATTGTTAGCACTGGGTCCTATTGTTAGGTTCTCAGAAATGGTAGTACCGTTAGTTCTTATAATACTATCTTCACCAATACTGGGTCCACCACCACCAACGTCATCCCACCCTGGTGACCCTGGTCCGTTGACATCAGGTAAGTAACCTTGGAAAATCTTCTCGCTGTTGTTGTAGATGATAGTACCTAACGCAACAGTTCCAAGGGCATTGATTTGTGTTTGGTTTAAACTAGGTAAGTTGACTTGTTCTGTGACAGTCAGGGCAGTAATAATTGCTCTTGTCGCATCGCTAATCTGATTACCAATTATTTTGGTTGACATTAGATTCTACCTTAGATTACTAATTCACGAATTTGAATCACATCACCTGATGCAGGGATTGTCGCCCCAGCAATACTAAAATCAACTGCGTTACCAGTCACAGTGTAGTCTACACCTGGGACTTGGCAAACACCATTTAAGAATACCAATACAGAAAATGCGGTGTGCCCTGGTGATATAGCAAATGTAACTGTGGATCCATTTCCACTATATGTCACACCGTTGTTGCTATTCGCAAGACCAGTCGCCAATCTATATTTATCGGCAGCACCATAAGTTCCAGTAACATCTATGTTACCAGAGAAGAATGTGTTGCCACTGACCTTCAATCTATTTGAAGCGTCAGGTGCCATACCAATACCATAATGAGTTACACCACTATATCTTTGTGATGTGATCGGTGCTGTATCACTCAATCCGATCTTATACCATGTGCCAGCATCATAAACCCAACCAAGTGATGCACCTGGGGTCCAGTCTATGTTGTAACATATGTCGCCATTGTTAAATGCTAATCCAGCAGCGAGATCGGGTACACCAGCAAGTTCATTTGCTAGGAATGTTTGTTTTAGTACAGTACCATCATCATTACTATAAGTGAATTTAAGAGACTGAATCTCATCCTGTGATGTCAGTTTCTTCTGCATCGTTACAGGACCTGAGAATACAGATTCTAACTGGTTAGATGCTCCACCAATTACAGTTAGTTTATCAGTCAATACCAATTCAGAGAACGTCTCAATCGTAGTTCCCTCTTCACCGAGGACGTTTAACTGAGCGATATCTTCGTTAGTGATCTGACCTGTAACTGGGTTGATAACTTGGTTACCAACGAATAGTTCTCCATCACTGTTAACACCAGAGTAGTAAGCAACTCCTGCTGCTTCTTTCAATGACTGTGACAGTCTGACTTGCTCTGGACTTAGAACCTCTACCTGAGTAGATGGGAACGCTGTTGAGTAGTTTCCTGGTCCGAAACCAAGATACTCAAACGTGTGTCCTGATGCTCTAAGAATAGAGTAACGTCTCAGTTCTACCTGTAAAGGTGCTACTGAGTTGTCTGGATTTAATTTAAGTGGTATCTTTCTCTCTTCTTCATCTCCTAGTCTAGCAGTAACAACTATACCTGTTAGTGTGTTGACTGTGGTTGTATATCCTAAGTTATTCTCTGTCTCTTGTAAGAAGAACTGTGTAGTCTCCTTAGTAATTGATAACTGTGTGTTCTCGTTAGGTGTTGGTGTTGCACCATCAGTTGTCCTAACCAATCCTAATATCTCTGAGTCTGCAACTGAAACTGCTGCTGCTGGGTCTGCAACTGGGTTGTCTCTGTCAAATGACGGATATATGTCCACTGTCTGTTGAGAGAACTCAAAGTCATTGAAGTTAGTAGCACCTGGGGATACTGACGCTGACAGGAATGTCAAGTAGTATATACCATCTGTAACACCACGTTCAAATGTCTGATATGTTTCTACATCATAGATGTAGTAAGTTTTACTATATGCTGGTGAGTTTGACTCGCTGGATCTAGGTTGTAGAACGAAACCAGTAATAGGTGGTCTTGGTATTGGGAACGCATCCTTATCTAGTACATATCTGAATCTATATGTTCTGTCATTAAGGTCTCTTGCGTCGGGAATACGTCTGATGAATGTGGTAGGTGTGAATCCTAAGTTCTGATATATGCTGTTCGCTTGTAGTGTTGTGTATATTGTGTTGTTTGCGTTGTCAACCTGTAAGTACCACTGACTTCTGTTACTGTCAAACTTCAATGGTGACTCATCATCACCCGCTTTTGTACCTGTAACTGTTGGTCCTGCTGGGGATATATGTGCATAGTGTGTTGTGGGTTCACTTGCACCTGATGCTACGAGAGCAACATATATCTTATCAGGTGTGTTAACGTCATCACGTCTAGCACCAATAGTATAACCTTGTATCTTACTTGGTGGTTTACCTAACTCTGATGTATAACCATATAGGTATAGTCTTGATGCATCTGCCTCTGCTTTTGTTGCAGTAATATCAATAGTAACCCAGTTGATTGACACCTCTGATACATCACTCAATCCTTTTGGTGGTATAACGTGTGTTATCTGTCCTGCTTTATCTTTCGTAAATGCTGCTGCCTTGAATCCTTTTGATCTTANTGATGTNTTACCAAAGTTTGAGTTAGAGTTNGTNATTGANANGTCACCNCCACTCTCTGAGAAGAAGTGATCTCCAAATCCNACAGCGAAAACAGANACNACCTGTATGAATGNGTCATTAGATGCATGNATGTGNACATGTCGCCATCCTCTTCTATATTCTGCGAAACCNTTGATGTGTGCACCAGAACCCGCTGCCTGTGGTTCATACTGTCCAGTTGATTGGTTATAAACAACAAATGCTCTATCGTCTTTTTGTAGTGAGATACCAGTNAACTGGGCAACAACCATNGATTTGAAACCAGNNGCNNNTGCTCCATCTGCGTGCATACCATTGATGCCCCAAACAGATCTTAGNGAACAGTTGAACACATATGGTGANGCTGAGTCAACAGTATCAATCTCAACCTTAACAAGTATGTTAGAACCAATAGCGTTACCACTAGGTTCAGATGACATCTGATANGTAAACTGGTTACCCTGTGCAGACGTTACCAAGAANGAACCATTATAGAGGAGNTGATCNTGCTCAGTAGGACCAGTAACCCCAGANATATTAACAGCGACACCCACNGAGAATCCATGATTCTTCGGATTACCAAGGGCATCCACTGTGAACGCTGTGGCGGTTTGTCCATTTCTTATTATCTGTGAGATTGCAAATTCATCAGAGATCGGACCAACGATTCTGTTCTCTTCTACTCTGACCTGTAACTGGTCTTGTGCGACAACTCCAGAAGAGTCAGGAATTGTAGCGTATGCTTTAGAAATCTTTTGATAGTATGCTTCTAAGTCTGTTATGTTAGCAAACTCAAAACATGTTAGTTTATGATGTGAGAAGTTTGGAGCAATCGTACTTATGTCGTCAGATCTGTAATAGACTCCATTATTGTCTCCGTCAAAAAAGGATTGCTGCCAGAAATAGCATCCACCTGTGAGTTTAAAAATCGCAGCAGTAACAGGCTCGTTAGTAGCAGTAATACCGAGAGAACCCTGAACCGTGGGATAAGGGACGTATTTTGGAATGATTTTGGTTCTACGTAAGTCCGAACCAATAACAGAGACACCACGAGGAGCAATAATACCACCAGCAGCTGCATTAAATTTATAAAGAACATTACTCGAACTGGTTAGATCAAAGTTTGTGTTAGAGTCAAAAGGTTGTATATCATTATAATCTGCTACACCTGGTCTATTGTCAATAACATAGTCTGACGGATACAGGTATATACTGAATGCGTCAAATTCGTCATTACTAAGACCAACTCTGTATGAAAATCTAGCAACTTCTAGAAAAGCACGTTGCAACGTCTTAAATGGACGTAACGCTGAGTTACCTCTGTTATCGTAAGCATCGGATGCATCAAAGTCATCGGGGTTGACGTATATAATACGACCAGTCCTCGATGTGATGATATTCTTTAGACGGGTTAGTGCCATTTAATCTGTTCCTTCAGAGGTATTTATTTACGTAGTTGACTTCGTATTAAGGACTTGGACGTAATCCTCAGACGCTGACTCAAATCCAGTTACATTGTAAGAAATATCAGCAGCTGAAGAATAAACTATGATGTTTTGACCAGGACCAACTACTAGTCCAGTTATTCTCTCAGCAGTATTTGCTGCTAGAGCATCATCATATGCAATGTAATCCTCTGCATTAACAAACGTAGTTGCTGTTGCCCCTACTGCATTACCAGTACCAATACTAGCAACGTTAAATGTTAGGTTGGGAGCACCGCCACCACCTAAGTTTGCATCAGTAACAGTAACTGTGTCTGCTGCTTGGTAGTCTTTACCACCATTCACGAGTGTTACAGTCGCTGCACCTGTAGATGCTGCTACTGAAATATTAACTTTTAGACCAGAACCATTACCACCTGTAGGTAATAGACCGTTATAAGTTCCTTCAGTTCTTGATGCATTGGCAGCACCAATTGTATCAAGTGTTTTACCTTTACCAGATACAATTTCACTAGCAGTTCTATTGGCATCAAGTAGTGTTGGAGTATCGTAAATGATATCCCCTACAGCAAATGCTGCACTAGCACCGTCTAAGGAAATCTTAACTAAGTTGTTTGTTGCATCAAAGTCATGAACGAATCCCCACTTACCAACTGTAACTCCACTTGCCTGTATAGTATAAGTAGTGCCACCCAATGTAAATTGGTCAGCAGCAGCGAACGCTTCACCACTAATTTTATATATGAATATCTCTTCATAAACAGGAGATAATGCAACACTCATTGTCCAACCAAATCCTGAGTTACTATCAGCAGTGTTTGCTACTGCAGGTTCAGCATAAGATGCTAGTGATAATGGAGTATTATCAGTAATTAAAATTTGTAAATAAGATCCTGCTTGTCCTGGTGTTCCTACCTTAGTGACATCAGTTGTATATTCAGTACCAGTTAGTGACTGTGTACCATCCTCAGCTTCAGATAATCTGAATGGATGACCAGTGTTACTACTATCTGATTGATCGAACTTATAAGTACGCTCATTATTAAGTGTCTGGTTTAGATATAATGAGTAGGTTCCACCCGCAGTAGTTTCTGAGATAATAAATCTATCTTGGTTTGGTATGTTACCTGCACCCTGTGAATAGTTCAGAGGAGCAGTAAATCCTGAAGTACCACCTGTAATTGTCTCACCTTCAGTCCAGAAGTTAAGATGATAGTCACCTGCATCAGTCATTGCTGTAACTGTAGCACCATCATTATGGTTGATAGCAGAAGTACCATACTGTCCACGAACAACTGTTAAGTCATTACCTGCAACTGCAGTGACGTTTAAAACTTCATTACCAATGAATACGTAACCACCTTCTAGGAATCCAGTAGCATCAGCAAGTGTCAGGGTTGTGTCACCTGCAGCAAACGTACCGCCTTCGTTGATTGTGGATGTAGTAGCAGAGTCAATAAAGCATTTTGCAAATGCTCCGAATGGAATTGCTGACGCTGTTGTACCATATACACCTCTAGTTACAGTCAGTTGGTTATTTGTAGTATTGATACCAGAAGCATCAATAGAAATAATCTCAGTACCTGTAGTTGCTGCCTGTGTTGATAGCATCAATCTAGCATTATCTGCTAAACCTGTGTTTCTAGAGACATTAACTGTTGTAGAACCACTTGCTACGTCAGGACCAGTAGCATAAAATGTTCCTGTATCTGTATCGATGTTACGAAGTGTAGAAGTTAGAGCAGAAGTACCACCAGTTAACGGTTCACCTACTGCAGGGATTCCAGTTAGGTTAGCGTTATCTACTGTAGTAGAATAGTTCTTCTCAACTTTTACATATCTTGTTAATACTGTTGTATCCTTATATACATCTAACAGTTTAGCAACTGAACCATTAGTTGTTGCTATGTCTGCACCTGGTATAGCACCGTTAAACGCAATACCTGGCGTAATCTTTAACTTGTATGATGATATTGGATTACCTTTAGCAAATTGTAATGCTGTTGTCTCATCTCCATCTACTTGCAATATCTGGTCATAATCACGCAATGCTGCACGATAAGTTAGAGCACCGCTACTTTGATTGGTTGCGGTCATAACTGTGGACGCTGTATTATCAATATTGCATCGATAAAGTGAGGTACTTGTTGTAGCCCCTGGTTTAACTGCGGCTAATCTACCTGCTGTCATTTCTTACCACCCTGCTTGGAAAAAAGATTGTAAACGGAGTCTGCCTCCGAACGTTGGTGCAGATAAAGGACCACCAAAGCTAACACCCACCGCTTCGATGTTGTTAGTAGATAGTAGCGTAGCATCTGCGGCTGGAAACTGAATATTAACACCAGTGGTGATGTTAGTGGCATCAATAGTAATGAAACCGTTAACATTCTCTGGGTTGTTAATCCTCATTGTCTCCATCGTTTTGTTAGAAATGGTTTGTGTTGCCTTTTCTGCTACAAAAACGTTGGAATCAGTACCATTATTTAGAGGTTCTGCTAGTGACCCCTCTGGAACTGTCCATTGTAAGTTACTATTGGAATTGAGGTTTGTAAGATTAAATGTAATCTTCTTAGTAGCATCTGCACTATCCTCAAATATCGCACCTTTATAGACTTTGTTAGTCAATGTCTGTGTTGATGCTTCACCAACGACCTTAACATTAAGGTCTGGCCATGTAACTGTCCTATTCTGTGTAATAACACTAGAATCGAAGATAACATACTTGGTAGGATTATTCTCATCTGTAGATGGAGTCGTAGAGAACGTGGGGTTAACCATGTTCTTGTTCTTCACATCTTGCTGAGTAATATCATCAAGTAATGTAGATTGAGTTATCGTAGTACCATAGTCAGGTAAACGATAAATGTGTTGACCTGGTGCATCCCATGCGTCAGTCTCAAACTTGGCAATCTTAGATACATCAGTAGAACCAGTGATCGCTAAGTCATTATCTTTAATAATGATCGACTTGTTAGTCAAAGTTTGGAACGTATCTGCAGCAACTATAGTCGCTGAAGTGTTGGAACCTACACTTGGAAAGTCAAATCGTCTTACACCACCTGCAGTAGAAACTGTATCTACGTTAAACACAACTTTCTTTGCAGGGTTCTGATCACCCTCAAAGAAGACGTTAGAGTCTGTAAACTGTGCTGTACCGTTAACAGTAAAATATCCACTACCCTGAGGTACTATTTCTACGTTTGCGTTAGCGGATGCTGTATCAACTGCACGTACTTGTAAAGTTGATGATCCATCTTGGTTTGCATTTCGCTGATTATACAACGATGCAGTACCAAATGTTAACCCAATTTCATTAACTGCACTCTGGTAAATTCCTGTGTCCCTGTCCAAGTCAAAAGCCAGTCCTGGAGCGGCTTGTGACCCCGCAGAAACTGACCTAAAAAGTTGATTAACTTTCGATTTTCGATTTGGTATTAGTGGATCCGAAATGACAATAGGAAGCACTGCTTCTCCTGTCACCAGTGCATCAGCAATAGTATCAAGTTGTGATATTCTCTTAGTTGCCACTATACATCTATATTGGTTCTTCCAAGTTATTTATACGTTCAGCAGACCGTCCTCCCATCAAGAGGTCTCGAAGTCTTTTTGACTTCTCTAATTGCTCTTGATGATACTTAATCCAAGTATCTAATTCAGTTATAATATCCTCATATGCACTAACAGCATTGGTTTCACTTTCCAAATAATCTCCTATAACATCACTTAACTTATTCAGTCTTTTGTGATCCTGTTCTGGAATATCATATTTTTCTGTGTGTGGTCCGCTCATAGGTCTTTAGTCTTCTTAAAAAATTCTGATAACGAAGATTGGTTTGCCATTTCATCAGGTGGTTCTGGGTCTTTATACCCCTTAATCCTTTTCCAGTCGTTTCTCATGGCACCAACTAACCATGCCTGTGACAGACCTTTAGGACCATGCTCTAGTAACTCAATCTGACGTTTAGTCAGACGGTGACTACACAGGTCTATGTATTCATTTCTCCAATTACTGTCATCGTAGTCCATAGTTACTCCTCTATATCGAAAAACCAATTGATTGATCTTATGTAATCAAATGTACAAGACAAGTCAAAGTCACAGTTAGTATTATACTTACGGTCACATAGAAAGTTTCTCAACTGCTCTACGCTCGTGAAAGTACCTTGGTGCCTTTCTTTGTCATCATACAAGTGATACTTCATTCCTTTAGTTCTTGTTGCATTTCGCTTAGTGATTCCTCAACAAATTGTTTGACCCCAACGGGATCTGCTTTCCAATCACTAGGCATGGGTATATCAGGTGTTACTTCCTGTTCATACTTGTTAGTAAACTCAGGAACTTCTGCCATTATGATAGATGGCTTACCTTCCTGTAGAATCTTTATTGTATGCCCTCTTTCCAATAATGTCAAGAGGAACCCAAGGTTATTGCTAACCTCATCGGGTGATACTTCTATTAAGTTGTTCATTAGAATACAAAAGTCAGTTCATCAGGTTCTAAAAAGTCCTGTAATAAGTTAACCATATCAGAATAGGATTCCATCCCTTTTTCATCAAAGTCATATCGGTACTCTTCAGTATACCCCTCTTCATCCCTAATGACTATACGTCTTGTAGAGATATGAATAAAGGCATGTTCGATGTACTCGACCAGATGTTCCATTAAGTCATCCATTAGTTAAGCATAACAGGAAGTCCGTAAATCTGACATGCTCCAAGTCCAGTACCAAAAGCACTGAAACCTACCCCTACACCGTAAGATGCTATGCCAGAGGTTACCTGGTTTATTATAGCACCTTTTGCTGCAGTTACAACCTCACCTATGCCACCTGTCGGACTGGCCACCAATGTCATATGTCCACCTGGTTGTGCACCTGTTACTATGTCTGCCATAGCTGTGGGCATTGTAGTACCCAATGATAGACGAACCTGTGCAGGTGGAGATACACCTGGAAATGGTGCATCCATTGTGACATCTACAATAGATCCTTTTACTATACTAAATTGTCCTGTTATGACTGGCATCATTTGGAATATACCAATGATATCAAACCTACCACAGTTTAAGAATGATGTGATCCAGTTTGCTTCATTAATAATCTCACCGTTAGCTGTGTTAGTTATACATGCTGCCTCGTTATTGATATCCTGACCCTTAAGGTTGATAGCGGATATCGCTGTCATGTTTATTTTGTTTGCCTGTACTGTCCAGTCACCTTGATAGTTACAATCATAGTCACCTGCTACTGTGTGTAAGGATTTTGCTTCTCTTTCTGCAACTTCTACATCAAACTGTGGTTTGTTTCTCTTTGCAACCTTATCCTGCAATACTGCTGCCATCTGATCAGTTGCTACATTAACACCACCTGCAGTATATTTGTTACTTGCCCCTGCTGCTTGCAATGGTTTCTGATCATTCCATGTACTACCACTAGCAAATCCACCATTAGCATCAGATGCTTGAGCACCTGGACCATTTGATACGTGAGTATTCATAGATCCAGAAACCTCAATGTGAAGATCCCCCATAACTTTGAGGTAGTAATCACCTTCTACAGTATGAACATGGTTACCTTTAATAGCTTGACATTGGTCACCACCGATGATGGATGTGCTATTACCTGGTGCATTGAGGTGCTCATTACCCATCTTATCTTGGAAGTTGGTAACACCACCTGGTCCTGAAACAACAAACTTCTCTTTACCTGGCGTTGCATCATTAAGGATTCTAGTACCATTGAGTGATGTCTGTGTCTCCATCAAGAATGGATTAACATTCTTAAAGAAGTCATCATAGAATCCACCAGACTCAGGTTCACCACCAGACATGTTCAGTAAACCACCTCCTGCAGTTCCTGACGATGGTGGGCAACTATCATAATTACCACCACCAACACCATTTACACCACTAAGACTATCAGGGTCACACTGTGTGGTTCCTAAGAGAGGAACCCATGCCTGTGCTTTCGGTTTTCGACTTTCTCTGTTGCAACCTTTACCACCAAGAATAAGTGCAAGAATTGCTTTTAATATGCTAAGGATAGACTTAAAGTCTAACTTAGTGAAGTCAAGAGAGAATATACTACTGATACCATCAGCAAGTTTTGATGCACCTTTCGCTGTCGTTACCCCTGCAAATATACCACTTGCTGCCGAGTTGATAGAGTTGAGTGCCTTACAAATTTGTCCTTGGATACCAGACATTGCAGACTCAACCCAATTAGTAATGGAAGACTCCATTTCCTGCACGAAATCCATCACCTGATCGAATATCTTATTCAGATAGTTCGTTATGAATCCCATTATATTTCCCATGACCGACACCCATGCAGGTGTAGGTTTACAGAACATAGCAAATATAAGTTCTAAGATTGCTCCGATTGCTGTTACCACAACAACTGGAACCATGTTAGATATTAGTCCTAATATAGTATCAATCGCTTGCTGTATAACTCTTGCTGCTAGTTCCTTTAAAGGTGCTAACATACCACTAACTGCGTTAGTCACATAGTTAGTAAGGTTAGACAGTTGATTAAGTATTGCTTTACCTTGTACTGATCTACCTGTGATAGCAGACATAAAGTTACCAGTATCACTATCCTTTGCTAGACCACCTACCTGCACACCAATGTCAGATAGCATCCTCTTCATATCAAGGTTAAAACCATTGTTTGCGGGACCTGTAGTACCATCAGCGATACCACCTGCTAAACCTGGTGGTCCTAATGGGTTTGTATATACGTTAAATGGTGTATCTACTTCACCCTTAGATACTGCTCCCCTTGCATATTCTTCTCCACCCTCTGCAGAACCAGGTGTTTGACCTTGTACCTTAGCGAATGGGTGACCACCTAGTGCAAATTGATTATTGACTGCTTTCTGTTGTGGAGTATCAGTTGCTAGTGCTGCACCTACAGTCGGCTCAGCAATAGTAGTTCTTCCTAGTTGGTTTGGTGTTCCACGTTCTACACCACTAGCACCTGCCTCATTAGATCTCTCTGCGTGCTTAAATCCTCTAAATGCTCCCATAACACATGGAAGTTGACCCTCTTCACCATCTAAGAAGAAGCCCAAGACACTAGCACCGACTTGTAGTTCGGTAGTAGTTCCTGCGTTCTTGGTCTGCGGTTTATCTGTTGGGAGTAGAACTGTAGCCCATGGTAGAATATCTGTTGGTAATTCGTTCCAGTGTGCTGCGTCTCCATTTTCATCAGTTTTATTACTGGTATACCAACCAATAATACGAACCTTTACACGTCCCAACTGGGATGGGTCAAGTATGTCTTCTACTTCACCCACCCACCAGTTAAATCCATCACGACCTGCAAAATCGGTCTTTCCTCCAACTGCCATTATGTTACATCTAATATCCTGGAATTATTTAGCTTAGTAAAAGTGAAGAACCCCTCAGACGGTTCTTTACCCCAAGAAAATTTTCCTGTTTCTATGTTATATCCAGTGTCAATTGACCTGTAGTTTGTACCATCAAATTCTACAGCACTAACAACTTTAGTATCTCTGACTATACATTCACCTTTGATCTCACCATACCATGTACCTGCAAAGTATCCCCACTGCATTTCACACCCCTCTTTATCAGTTAAGAGATTATGTGCTTTAGTAAATACCGTATCCTCATATTCATATCTAAATGTTATATGATAGTGTCTGTAAGGTTTCTCCTCACCATCATAGTTATACCATTGCTTTAGTTCTAGAACATCTGGTTTGATCTTGGTGTACAAGATATTAACCCATGGCCACTTGGTAGGGTTACTATATGCTTGTTTCTTGTTCTCATAATGACCAAGTATTAGTTTATCATATAATGAGGTCATACCATCCTGTAATAATCATCTTCTCCTCAGTTGGTGCAGGATATCCCTTATGCATATGTGTCCAATCTGCTGGCCAGACGAGAGTCAATCCCTTTCTTGGTGCAACTTTACACTGCTGCACATCAAAGAATGTTTCTCCTCCATCGTGAATATCATTAAGATATGTCATCCATGCCATCACACGGTTGGTACACTCAGGATGTGCACTGTTCCTCTCACAGTGTAGTTTCTTAAACCCACCGCTTTTTGGATACCACTGTATATTAAAATCTTCTATCAAATCCCAGTGGATAGTCTTTAGCATTGTCCAGTAATTACAGTACTCTCTAGTTACTTCTGCGAGAGCGTCAATGTAATTAGTTATTCTTTTATCCTTTATATACCTAGGAATAGTCATATCAATAGAGTCTTTGATATCTTTATCAACTCCTCCCTTCGCACCAAAAGCACCCCCAGAGTATCCTTCTTGTTTCTCTAGGTAATCGCAGGTGTCCCAGAAATCTAGAACACCATCTACTACTGATTCTTCTATCTTCCCACCACCGATGAAACTATAAGGTGCATCGATGTTAATAAATTCAGTCGTCATACACTAAGCATTCTGGTTCTTCTGGATTTTGGTCGCAGAATAGTTCTAATGCGTTAGGGTCGTGGTGATCACCAGCTTTGATTTCATCTTTGTGGTGCTCTGCATACTCTTCTAAGTCATGTAATTCCGCTTTAGCGTGTCTGCGTGCTGCAGGATTTGCTAGTGGATCGTCAATCAGTTCCTTATCTTTGTCTATGTGCTTCTCAATGGATTCCATAGAATCTCCGTAACTACGTCAATTATATTTATATTCGCTTCCTTTGTCAAGGGGCTGGTACCGAATCCCGACATAGATGCAACTCTGTAGACATACCAGTCTTTTTGTAGGTATGCTTGAGTCCTCTTATGAGATATCTACCACTATATTTCTTATCTTGCTTGACATTTTCGCTATTGTTCTCAGTACCAGACTCAGGTATAACAGTCTTAACTATACCACCTGCATATAGTCTAGTATTACCTGCAACTTTAATAGTAAGAGTCAGTGTGTTTAGTAATGCTAACCTTGCTGCAGCATAAGCACCTGTCACTAGTACGTCTTGTGGTTGATTATCAGCACCATTATTGGGCTGACCAGATGTTTGTTGTGTATATTTTGGTAAGATCCTAACCTTCATCCTTGTTGGATGATCTTGAGAATATTGCTCTATCTTTTTCGCATCAAATGGTGGTGCTTTCTCTAGTGTAGAAGCAGTAGAGAAGACTTGCCCAAGTGAAAATACTGCAGGGGGTTGTGATGTACCACCTGCTTTAGATTGATTCTCTGCAGTTTGTATCTGTTTAGAAGTATTCTTAAAGTTCATTGCATAGGTAAATGATTCCATACTGAATGAACGACTTGATTCTCCACCTGCACTAAAGAAATTAGTACTTGTTTTAGCAGAGTCAAGATAGTTTGTAAAGTCTGAACCTGATAATGAGCTAGCATATTCTGGTACGGAAGAACCTGCAGGAACGTTTCCAGACTCATACAACTTATCAAATGCTACACTACTAGTGGCTGCAGGATTAGGTATAGCACTCTCTGATATTGCAGGAATTACTAGTCCATAAGTGATGTTCTTATATAACCCCGAACGCATCTTATCAAGATGATTCATTCTTTCAGGATATGTGACACTCTCAATACGATAAGCATTGTCACCTGATGCAGCTTCTGCAGATCCACCTGGTGTATATGTGTATGTCTCTAATGATTCCTGTTCACATAAGTAATCAATACTTTGGAAGTTAAATCCTAAACGATTTTCATAGAATAAGAATCCAGACTGGGTTGTAATCTTACCACCCTTTCCTCCTTTACTTTCTTTTCTAACAACTTTATCAGTAACATATGAAATGCAGTCAACTGGTCTCCAGTTTGGTGATATGAAATTAATATTACTATGTGGTTCTATTGCTCCTTTATGCTTGATCTTCTGTGGTGCTTTCAGTTTGTTACTAATTACATACCTTACTGTATCTGGTTTCTGTGCATGAGGACCGAACCCACCAAATGTCCTGTTTGCTTCGTTTAAATATACCTCTGGTGATGAGCAATGAAGAATATAAACCTTTGCTCTTTCGGATTTGATTACACTACCAATCTTATAAATCTGTAGATCAGCATCAATCCTAGTCTTCTTAGCGTTTCTACTGTTTCTCTGTGCAGGGTCTATGGATGCATATGTCTCAAAACATAGCTTAACCATTTCATCACCAAATAGTATATCACCAAACTGTATCGAGTCTAGTATTGTCATATCACAACGCACGAAAGGTGAGTCGATACTCTCCATCCAATCGAACTCTGCTATCATTGCTTTGATGTCATACTTTGTACCCTCATGTACAATATAAGCATCTACTACTTTATAATCCTTTGCTTGTGCTGCCATTAGAACATCTCAACAGGGGAAGCTTTACTATCTGCCATCAACCCATAACGAGTTTGGAAGAAATCATTAGCAGGTGGTTCGTAATCATTAGGTATAACAATAGGTGGTGCAACTGGAACTTCTTGATTACCACTAGATTGTACCTTATCTGGAAGATTTATTGTATTGACTGATGAACCACCACTCATGTCATTATAATCTGATTCTGCTGCAGATTCTTGACTATTAATATATCCACCCACATCACGATGTTTTACTGCATCTATATTTACCTTACCACCACCTGCAAATATTCCTAGTTCTGATAATTTATCCATCAATGCAGTACCAGGTGGGAACGCTAGTCCTGCTTCTCTATCTTGTTTACGAGCAGCGAACCACTTATCATCACTTTGTTTTGCTGCATCACTAGAGTTCAGAATAGGTACGAACTGTTGTGGTGGCATCATATTTCTCCTATACATGATATCCATGAAGTTCTTATTCTCATAGCCAGGTACTTTCTGTACTCTTTGTACCAGATCTTTCTGGTGGTCTATCATATCTTCCGTACCGACACTTGCTATTCCGTCTTCGAAATGAGAATATGATTGATCCTCTACTATTTCACCATTCTTAGTTACAGTTTTCTCTTTTAATGTTGAGAATGCAACAACTAAGTGTTCGGGCTGAATCTGCCCCATCCTATATCCTATTTGACCGAAATGAGATATGTCTTTATCTTTCCAGTAGTCTTTATACTGTCCACCTTCCTTATATTGTGGGAGTAATCCACCAACACTAAAAGGTACTGAAAATCCTTTAGTTGTTGCCTCTGCCATTCTTCGATTAGTAAGACCAGGATTCGTACGGGTTGCAGGTGTATCAAACGGGACAACAAATGCACCACCTGCTGCCTTCTTTGGTAGTCCAACATACTCAGTACCATGACCTATGAAGCTAGTAGACTTACCACCATCCAATGATACAGGATAACCAGACTGAGGACCTGAGATCCATCCACCACCTGCAAATTTTGGTAACGCATCCTGTTCTTTTTGTAATTGTGCATGCCTCTTCATGTCGCCATCTTCGATGGCTTGCATCATATCTTCTTCCAGACTCATATACGCCTTTTGAGCTTCCACTTGCTCTTTTGTCATATTACCGCCAGTTACCTCTCCCTTCTCAATAGTAGCATTATTCGTTGTACCCTTCACTTCTGGTGGTAGTTTTTCTGCACTATTATTCTCTTCTTTTCTTGCACCGTCTTCTAATTCATTTTCCTCTTTATTCTGATCCATCTTAGACTTGATACCCCAAGCAAGTAATGCTGTACCTGCTATTGCTGCAGCAAGAGGTCTTCTGGATATAAACCCAACGATTCCTTTAAAGAGACCAAATATACCCTTAAACATCCCTTTGAGATTCTTAACTAATGCACCACTCTTAAACTGTTTTATTACAGTTCCAATACCTAGTTTAGCTAAACTTACTGGTGCAAACAGTACTGCCAATGCAGTGGCAAATTTTAGAATACCAAACACACCACCAAAACTTAATGGTTTCTGCATAAACTCCATGAGACCACCAAGTCCCATGTCAATCATAAAGGTTGCTGTGTTAAGTAACCATTTACCTACCGTTCCTATTGCTTCTATAAACTTCTTCGTCTTCTTAATATTATCAGGTTTACTTGCCCATTTAAGTAAACTAAGCCCAACTAGACCTGTGAATAGTNTACTCATGAATTTAAGTAGACCACCTAAGAAACCAAATCCAAAGTCTAACTTACCTCCTGTTTCTTTCTCATCATCTGGTTTAACTACAGGTGCAGGTTTTCCTTCTTGCAACTGCTCTGCTTTCTTATCTGCTGCTAAATTCTGTCTTCGTATTAGATCTTCTTGTTCTTCTCTTCTTGATGCTGTTAGCTCTTCTAATGCTTCAGTCCGTCTATCCATCAACTCCTGCTGCTGAGATATCTGCTGCTTCATCTGCTCGCCAAATGTCCCAACCATCTTCTCAACGATAATAGCTATGCTATTAGCAGTAGCACCTAGGCTGTTAGTTGCTTTAATCAGTGTGGTCATACCACTAGTCTGACCCGCAACAGTCTTATCACCAATTTTCACAGTGATTCCCGACTTCACCTGAGGTGGAGTCACCATCTTATATAAACGTGCTCTTGGTAAACTTGCCATTAGTCAGTAATCATTGGTGTTGTTCTGGTATAGGATACCTTAGGTGGAGGACCAGGTACATTCTTCGGTACTATGACCCTTTGATTCACTATTAATATAGTACTTCTATTCTTAGCTCGAGCTCTAGGTGTTGACTTTGCAATTACGTTAACTGATTCTCTTTTTATATTTAGAGTATTCCCGCCCACTTTTAACTCAGGCATTGGTTGTGGAATCTGACCACCTTTACTGAACATTGGTACCACACCACCTTTAGACATCTCAGTTTTACCATACTTTGCTAACTTCTCTTGCTCACTCATGTTTGCAAATGCTTCATACTCTTTCATAGAGACTTCCATACCATTAATATATCCTGTGCCAGTATCTAAATCAAAACGACCTGTAACTCTAGATTTGGTAGATATTTTCTCTGAGCTCTCCTCCACTTCTACTGGTTGGTCTTTCTTAAAAGGATTTCTCGCAAGAGGTCTACCATCATTCATGATAGGATCTTTGTTAAGTTTCTTGGGAATCACTGATGCGATCATTGCTGATAGTCCATCACCAGCTAGTTCACCAAGTGCACCACCTGCCATACCAGTAACAAAACCAGGAAATCCACCAAACGGTGCACCAATAGAAAAACCTGCAGTATAACCCGTTAGTCCACCAAGTGCCCGTAAGATTGCGTTGACTGGTGCCTCACCAAATACAGTGTAATCAAGTACACCCATCAATGCTGCAATTAGTTTGTCTATACCACCAACACCCTTGGTTGACTTCTTCGCCATTTCCAATCCCTTGCGAAGTTTTAGTAATCCTTTACTCTTCTTCGCACTCTTGAGCATTCCTCGTATACCATCCTTAATCTTCTTAGGATTCTTTGCCAAATCAACCAACTTCTTTATAGTTTTATCCTTCTTAACAAGTTGATTNATTTTACCCTTCAGATTGCCCTTTACCATTTCTACTAACTTCTTAGGGTCTTTTGCTAATTCTGCTATATCTCCTATCTTCTTTGCTACACCTTTACCAAACTCCTTCATTTTCTGCCAGTTCTTACCCATGTTCTTGACAAAATCATCTTGCCAATTACTAAGTCTCTTGAGCTGCTTCTGAGTCATATCCTTAGCAAAGTTAAAACCTTTCCCTACTTTGGATTTAACCATACTACCTATATTTCTAGCTCTCGACCACATGTTACCTACATTCTTACCTAGATCATCTACNTGATTNTTAAATGTTANNTGCAGTNTTNNNTCCAAATCTCTTAAACTTCTCCGCACCAACATTTACCATTCTCTTTATATTTGTTGGTCTAAGTCTCCTCGTCGTCTTGGATGCGAATGATTTAACATTCTGCAACGTCCTACCTCCACGAACCTGCATTCTTCTACGCATGTTACGAACACGATCACCAATATTCTTAAACTTCCTAAGTCTAGGTCTCTTGAGTTTTGTACCTGGTCCACCCTGTGCTTCAGCAGCAGTTAATGCAGTACCTATTGTCTGCATCATCTTCACATCACCAATTAACTTCCATGGAAATAATACTCTAGAAGCTAACCAAAGAGATGCGACTCCACCTAATATTTTAAATACACCAAATATACCCTCAAATGCCTTGCTAAGATTGCTTTGACCAGGATCTTTACTACCAAATATATTACCTACACCAGTCAGTATACCATCTAGTCCCATCCCTATGAGACCAGTTGTCCATGTAAATATGACCTTAAAAAACTTAAGTAAGGACTGTATCTTCTCAACATTAGCAGGATTACCTAACCACTTATAGAATCCAACAGTAACTACTTTTCCAACAACATTCTTAAGGAACCCAAATACAGGTGAGAGTGCCTTAGCAAAACCTTCTAAGAAACCTAGTCTCTGCTTTGGAACCTTTTTAGCTGCTGCTTCACCATCTTCTTCTGCATTCCCAAGTGCTTCCTGCTCCTTCTCGGCTTCCTTATCTGCTTCTAAATTCTCTTGTTTCTCCTGTTCCTCTACCAGTACATCACCAACCTCAAGTTTCTTTTCTTTCTCTTGCTCTATCTCTTTAGTCTCTTCTACAAAAGAATCTTTTAAGAAATCTAACTGAAACTGCATCATATTTTGCATGGACGCTAGACCTTCACCAATGCCTGTTAGCGTATTACCTAATCTATGATACTGAATCTGATGTGCACGCAACTGCTTGCTATAAGGAGTTGTTACTCTTATAGGATTAGTTTTAATAAATTTTCTAATCGTTGCTGTCATTAGAGTGCTATCTGACCTTTGTTCTCACGTTGCTTCCTACGAGTTTCTTCTTCTTTTAGATACTGTATTAGCAGCGTAATATAAACATCACGTTCCCATGGGATCATGTTTTCCAATTCCGTTAAACTGTACTTATGATGCTGCATGAGAGCAAAATTAGTCTTAAAGTAATTCTCAAGACTGTCGTGCAACATCGCTATGCGAAAAAAGATGCAAGACCCTCCAGTTTAACCTCACTTTCTTTCTTAGTCTTAGGGTTCTTTACTGTAATAGTATGCTCTAGTTTAGGCATAGTCTCAAAGAACTCTTGGATCTTAGAAAATTGATCTTGATTCATGTCACCGATAAAGTCTACTGCTTCTTTCTTTGTAAAAGAATCATAGATCTCATCACCTTGATATACTTTATCAATACATGCTGCAGATAGTTCGAAGACATCCTCCATTGTAGGATCATTCTTCATATTACGATCAATGAATGCATTAAGAGATGGATATTTCATCTCAATCTTTACATCATCGCCAACATCTAGAATCTTTTTATGTGTTCTAGGAACTGTTACCTCAATCTCTTCCAAATCTAAACTAACATCTACTTGAGTTTTACCATCATCAGGACATGTTATCTTAAATTCACTGACTTCAGCAACTGCTTTAGCACGAATTCTTAAAAACAAATACTCAATCTCAAATGTAGCTAGTTTGTCAACATCCTTAACATTGGTACATGCTTTGAGGATACTCTTAACTGCTTTTCCCATTTCTTTTTCATCTTGAGTCTCCATTGCTAGGTAAAGCAACTTCTCCTCTTTAACAAGAAAGGGTCGGTAACTGACTTTCTTACCACTGACAGGTAATATGCAGTCATAATCAGGCACTGCAAGTTTTGGTAAAGGCATAATTAAATATAACGATAGAATTATTTAGGCACCATATTTAGAAAAGTTTCCTTGTCTAGGTATAGCATCGCTAGTGTATGTTCTTTGTGGACTATTACTTGATATCCCATCGATGTTGACAGTATCAAATCTATATCTCTCGAACACTAACTGAACGTCTAAGCTAAGTAAACTAGTCTCATCGTTACTTAACTCGTAAGTTCCTATGTTTGTAGGAAAAACACCATACATCTTATATACTGCAGTTGCTTGGTTCAGTCTTTGCTTATATACCTCTAATGGGTCTTTAGCATTAAATGACTGAAGGAATGTATTAGATCCATTCTCCCATTTGACTATCTGAAATTCAGTAACGTAATGATCATAGAATCCAACAGTATTATCAGCATCTGATGCTACACAATGGCACCATCTCTCAAAATAATCTCTATGAACCTGATCCTTAGTAACTAAAAAACTGATCTGAGTTTCCGATGCAGTCTGACCAGTACCGAAACGACGAATCATTCCGTGGTTATTGACTTCACCAGTAGTAACTGCTCTACTTGGGATAGTGACGCTTTGTGCAAATAAACTCATTGAGATCATAAGTTCTTTACCACCATTATCCTCTGGTCTCCACTGTGTAGGTGATTCTGCTGCTAAACATGGCGGTAATGCGAAGGAAATTTCGTATAGATTACTCTTCGCAGGTTCGTATGACCCAAGATTAACTGCTTCTTTAAAGGTATTAAAACTGTTAGGACTGTATGGAACACCTGATAGTGTCATAATTTACTCCATATGAAACTGCTAGGAATATCGATCCATCGACTACCGACAGAAGTATAAAACTTTTCTACTGGTAAAGGAACCATGTCTATAAACTCTTC